GTTACATTGTGTCTATCTTAAAGACTGCATGGTCAACCAGTGGTGGCATAACTGCTGATGAAGGTCTGCAACTGCAATGTATTCATCCTGTCACCGGAGCAACTATTTATAGCGTTGGTCTGAGTCTGGGTGGTCTTGGCGATTGGGCGTTGGCTAAGGCATGTTTCGATTCCGGAACCGGATTCATTTGGTATAAAAATTATGCTGGATTCGCTGCTATTAATATGACGAACGGCAATATAGTCATTCCATATGTTGCAGTGAATAGTTATCCGAGTACATCTACCATAGCGGTCAATTCGGCGAATGATGAACTATGGGTCAGTCAAATTGCAAATTATATTGTCTTAGATAGGACCGCAATTCTCTCAGGATCGAATGCGTCGCAGGCACTTTTATATTCGATACCGAATTATTCCGCAACATACCACGTTGGAGTAGCTGGACATATTAGAGAGATCCAGCATAGACAATGGATGTTATTTCAGGCTCATAACAATAGTCCAGAATTTTGGATATTGGATAACAATGGATCTCATATTAGCGGACCGTTTCTGGTTCCATCGCAGAATGGAAGTTTCGCTACCGCATCGATTGATGCTAACAACGATTGTATATGGATCATAGGAGGCGATGCGGCATTCAATCTACATAGATATGATCTAGCGAGTTTGGGATTCGGTGCTGTGTATACATGCGGGTCATACCACTATCCAGGATTCCTGAGAGAGACATCGGAAATTATCTATTATTACAATCCTACTAAGGAACTCAGATTTGCTACCAAAGATAATGTCGTCAATTCTACGATAGACATTAGTGCAGACGTTGTGAATTTCGGTGTTCCAACCTACATTACATGGAATCCTGCATTCCAAACAGTGTCCCTAATGCATGTTGGAGGATTGAAGCGAATCAGCATCTATTCTAGAGATAGAGTAACTGGATCGGGGATCCTCATTTCTGACATGGTGCAGGATATCAGCACCAGAGTAGGTATAGATGCAAATGATCTACAAGTCTCTGCTCTTACCGATACTGTTCCAGGGTATAGTATCGATGTTCGCACCCAAGCACGCGCTTGCATTGATCCGCTACGTTCAGCATTTCCGTTTGATCTCGTAGGAGAGGATGGAAAGATTCGCGCGAAGAAGCGCGGTCAATCATCAGTCATGACAATATCATATGGGGATCTCGTGCTAGACGAATCCACTAATGCGCGCCCATATGATATTAGCCATGCCGATCATATCGACGTTGCTTCGGCGGTAGACGTTATCTACTCAGATACTGCGCTGAATTATGAGCGGAGTGTACAGCGTGCGAAAAGGCATACAGTAGCGTCGCGCGAGATAACGCAAATGGTGTTACCAATAGCTATTAGTGGCGATATAGCTAGGCGTGCTGGAGAGGTAGCGCTCTATTCTGCATGGGTGGCGCGCGATCAATGGACATTGAATGCTGCGCGCAAGCATTGGGAATTGAATGTCGGCGATGCATTTACATTCGTCGATGAGGTAGGTACATCGCGCCGTATGCTGTGCACGAAGCGCGAATTGCTTGGTCTCACAAGACTGCGCATCGAGGCAGTGCTAGATGATGCTACGGTGTATACATCAACAGTAACAGGAGCGAGCGCGTGGACACCACCAATAATTTCTGTGACGTTACAGAAACGCTTGGAATTGCTAGATATCCCGATTCTCAGAGATTCCGATGATTTCCCTGGCTTCTATGCAATTGGCACAGTAGGCACCACGAGCGCAAATCTCTACGAGTCAATCGATAATGGCGTGACGTATTCATTGCTAGGAACTCTGCAAGAAGCTGCGCTAGGATATAGCACTACTGCATTGGGGAACTTCACAGGCGGCAACGTATGGGATACAACTAACGTTGTGAGAGTAGTAGTGGATGCTGGAGAGCTTGTCTCCGTCACAGATGCGCAAGTGTTGGCTGGTTTGAATGCTGCGCTAATTGGCAGGGAGATCATTCAATATGCGACCGCTACCCTAGTAGGCACAGGAACGTATGATCTCAGTAGGCTATTGCGTGGCAGGCGAGGTACTGAGTGGGCAATCAGTTTGCATAATTCAGGCGAAAAGTTTATCCCTCTCCCCGGAGGACTAAGCCGTATTAACAGCAGTGCGCGCAATGCATTGCGCTATTACAAGGCTGTGAAAGCGGGTGATAGCTTAACTGATACTACCGCTGTTGCGTTCAGTAACACACAGGTTGGACTGAAGCCATTCTCGCCTACCTATGTCCAAGGCGCTAGGGACGGCAGTAGCAACCTGACTATTAGCTGGCTGCGCCGATCGCGCATTGGTAGCGCATGGGGAACTGTGATCGATATGCCTCTAGGAGAGGATGCCGAGAGCTACCAGATCGATATCATGCAGGGATCAACGGTTAAGAGAACGATCAATGCTACAACGCCAACGGCTGCGTATTCCGCCACTGATCAAACAACGGATTTCGGAAGTCCACAGGCCAGTATTCTGGTTAACATTTACCAGATTTCCGCGACCGTCGGACGCGGCACCGTAGGTATCGCAACGATCTAGGACAGACATGGCAACGACAACGAACCTCGGAATCACGAAACTAGATAACTCAACGAATCAGCCAGAGGTATTGGTCAATGCCGGCTTTGATATCCTGGATGCCATGGCTGGAGGAAATGGAGCGATCCTTTTTCAAAGGCGCAATAGCACAACGACAGGTCTAACCTGGGGCTACCACGGCGGCACGATGCTAGTCGATGGAGTATTGACAACAATCAATGCTGGCACCGTGGCATTGACTGGTAGTGTGACGAACTATGTAGAGACAACACGCTCAGGCACAGTATCGAAGAACACTAGCGCATTCACCGCAGGCCAGATTCCGCTGTATGAAGTGGTTACTAGCGCATCGGCAATTACGTCCTATACGGATCGGAGAGTCTGGAATCAACCGGAATTCGTTCAGGGGCGCCTAGTGCGATCGTTCGCCTCGGATGCAGATATAACATTGACTGCTGCGGAAGCTAGAAACCAGATCCTCGAATTCACGAGCGGTGTCAGTTTAACGGCAACTCGCAATGTCACCGTGCCACTGGCGGCGCAGCAATGGACCGTTTACAACAATACTACCGGCGGGCAGTCGATCCTAATCAAAGGAGCGAGCGGAACCGGTATCACGCTACAGAACAAGCAACGCCTGTTGATATATGCAGATGGAACAAACATCGTTCCGCAGAAAGGGTTGGGGCATGTGCAATTACTTGCTTATGCCGCGAGCATAACGGTCAATGCGCAAGATGGTGATCGAGTGATCATCGGCGCCTTGACTGGCGGGCTAACGCTCAACGCTCCCACGAATGGATATCGAGGGCAAACTCTGACGTTTTATTTTCTGCAAGATGGAACCGGCGGAAGGACGATTACTTGGAATGCCGCGTTCAGAAAAGCCGCAGATGGAGCTGGCGCAGCGAATCAAAAGGGTATCACTATGTTCCTATATGATGGTACTGAATGGGTACAATTCGGCGGAGCGCTTGCTTTTGCGTAATACTGGCATTGCCCACATGATTGCACGACTGGAGCAATATCCACTGAGGGTTTGTGAGTCTACCCTCTCTCCTCCCACACCATGCGCGGCACATGACGGGGATCGTGCTAATGCCGCACTTTACTCGGAGGGAATAGTAAGGTGTCATTACACTGGAAAGCAATTGCACAGTCTTTGCATGACATGGGACCATTTATGGTGGCTACTAATATGGCATCTCCGAGATTGTCCGGCACTCGAATCGTAGAGGCCATCCTTATCGCTGTGTGTGCTGGAGCGATGTCAGCAGTTGGCACCATCTATGTCACAACGCCAGTACTCGCCGTGAAGATCGAGCATCTCAGTCGCGACCTGGAAACGATAAGAGCTGAGATCGCAGTCGTCAATCAGCGCACTGTAGATACGCTCATCCGCAAGTGTCCCTCCATACCAAACTAGGGGGGTTTACTAACTTTAACTTTTAAGGTTTACTACATGAAGCAAGGTAAATACACCACGGAATTCTGGCTTACAATTGTTAGTGCAATCGCGGTGCAATTGCAGCCACTGATTAGCAATACAGCAAACACTGAATGGAACGCAGCACTCACAGCAGCCCTAGCAGGGATCTACACGTTCGGACGTTCCTACGCTAAGGGCAAGACAGCATCAGCAGCACTAACCACTTCCTAAGGGATCATCATGGCGGATAGCAAAAAGGAAACTTGTAACACTGACATCCATTCGATTTGCAGGCGCGTAAATCGATTCATCGCTGAAGTCAACAAATCGCAATCGAGTGGCATTAGCCAAACAATGCCATTTGATGTGAGTCGGATTCAATCCTATGTTAAGGCATTGAGGAGCTACATGACTCATATCGTTGCGCAGCCGCTATTGGATCTGCCAGAAACAGGGCCGCAACCTATTCCCCTGCCTTCCGATGAGCCGATGCCTCGGGTGGAGAATGAAAGTGCTTATGACATCTGCATGTTATTCTCGATGCTGCGGGATGAGTTGGCTAATTCTCAGTCGAGCAGACTGTCCACCAATTTGGTCAAGTTCGATTACGACCGCGCGGTGAAAATCCTCGATAAGGTGGATTCTCTCCTTGCCTACATTGCGGCTGCTGAGCCATTGGATCTACCGGAATCTTCGCCACGAGAACTATCTAGCGGCGTGGGATCGACTGGTATCTAGGGCATGCATGACCTTTCGCTTTTTGTCCTCTGACCAATGAGGCAGATCCTCGATGCAATCAGAGAGCATTTGGCGAAGGGTCGCATTCTCAGCAGCAAGAGCTTCAATCTCGGACATGAAAGCGCGGATGAGATGCAATCGTTCGTTGTGCATGATCGGATTCCTATAGAGCAATACGCCCGAGACACATTCGTCGGGGTGAATGAACAAATGGAGGTTGTACAGATGGACAGTAAATTCAATGTGTCGATTTCTATGGTTGTCACTAGAGACGATGGTACTCCGTTCGCGAAATTCTCCAATGACTACCAGAATATGTCGCTGGAGGATGTGGTGGAACTGGAAGCATGGGCAGTGGAACATGTGCAAAATGGTCTAGTGCAAATGGGCAAGGATCGGCTGGCAAAGAAGCAGGCGAAGGCTGCTGATGTCGGCAAGGGGAAGTAATAGATGTTGTGGAGCGAGGGCTGGGGATCAGTGCATGGGTCGCTTTAGTCCTATTGGCCCTCGCTTCGTGTATCGACTGGCTACATTCTATGTTGGGCTTAAGTTCGCGATAATGCGCGAAAAATGGAGGCGCCGTAATGTATGACCAATTGAAATTGATTGCACAGGCGCTGTTAGTCGGAGCGATCATCGTCGCATGCAGCACTGCCCCGAAGACTCCAAGGCAATATTTCGCAGCGACGTATACTGCAATCGGCGGCGCCTCGAATGCAATAGCGAGTCTCGCCGAAGGAAAGGTCATACAACCGGATGCAGCGCTTGGATTGATTGACCGTCTTGATGGTGCGAAGCGTATCACGGATGACGGAAAGGCAATCATGCAATGCCGCGACCAGATCAAGAGCGCTGTAGATGCTGACAGTAAGTGCGGCACGCAACAGCTCGCAGAGTCGAAGGCGCGCTTGGCTACCACGATCGTCCTGGAAATCCAACAGATCATCGATAAGGTAAATAAATGACCCCGGCCAATATTCTGCTCGCGGTGGATCTGCTCGGATCACTTGTCACCAAAGTCATGCAATACCAAGCCTCGATTCGGCAGGCAATCGCAGAGGGTCGGGATCTCACAGATTCGGAACTCGATGCCATGAGCATTGCTGCTGGTCAGGAATTAGAGCTGGCACGTCGGCGGATTGAAGCATTGAAGAAGTGAACATGTCTAAGCGATATGTTAAGTATCGCGTTCATAGTTGACGCATGGCCTCGCGTGCTCTAGGGGATCTTCACCCACAGGTGCGAGAGCGTGTAGTCCAATTCCTACACCTATGCGACGCGAACCAAATCGATATCCTAGTCACCTGCACCTGGCGTAGCCCGCAAGAGCAAGACAAGCTCTACGCTATCGGGCGCACTGAGCCGGGCAGAATCATCACGAATGCGCGGGCGGGTCAATCACTACATAATTGGATGACTGGAGGGACGCCAGCATCGCGGGCAATAGATGTTGTGCCATTGGTGGACGGAAAGCCAGTATGGGACGATAAGGACCCTCTCTGGCAGTCCATAGGAAGGCTCGGCGAAGCTGCAGGCCTGGAATGGGCTGGTCGATGGAAGAAATTCAAAGAATATCCGCATTTCCAGCTTCGGGCGCCGGATTAGTTCGCGCAGATTGCTTCCACGCCTTCGCGCAATCCTGTTGCGTTATCCCAAGCTCATCGAAAAACTCTCGTAGCTTCAGTGAGTCTCCCTCTATTCCGACCATAGAGTCATACCATGCCCCAAAATCCAGCCGCTGAGCGCTCTTTGTCCATGTCACGTTGAGCCCTGAGCGATCGGACATAGAGGCGCGCGGCATCCATAGTGTCTTTGGCATATATGCACCAATTATTTCTGGGCTGATTTTTCAAGCAGTTTGGATATCGTCGCAGTTACGAAGGCCATCGGAACATACACCCAATAGAGAAAGAACATCAATTCACTGGCCTGCACACGTACTAGGATGTGATATAGGAGCCAGTACCATATAGGCGCCACGATGATGATGGATAGCAGTGCTGCAATTGCTGCCAGGAATTTATGTTGCATCCTCTCCCTCCGACGGCGGTTGCTGCTATGGCGATTATGCGGCAAACAGCGAGGCCTGACTCGCCAATGCTCCTATATGCTCGCAGGCCTGCTTCCAGTATTCCGCCTTCAGTTCGACGCCAATGAATTTGCGCCCAGCGCGCAGCGCCGCATAACCCTCGCTCCCTATGCCAGCGAATGGAGACAATACGGTATCACCGGAATTACTCCATAACATCATGGCGCGTGTCGTTAGATCGAGAGGCATTGGGCAGATATGCTTTTCGTCTTTCTCATCGCGTTGTGCATTGAGCACGTCCGTTTCGCGCGTATCCATCCATACCGGCGATGCCCATTCCTGCCATTGATCGAGCGGGAAAGACTCATGCGTGTGAGTTACAGGATCTGCTTCCTCTCCTTCCGCACACCATTTTCGGAAGACGACGAAATATTCAGGAAGGCCCTGCCTACTATACGTGGAGTCAGATCGTAACTGCTTGTACAGCAAACCATGCGCCTTCGTTTTTGTCATCTCTCGCACAGGGCAACGCCAGATCGTTACTCTGCTATGGAAGTCGAATCCCGCCTCCTGATGCGCATGGATCAACATTCCCGGAAAATCGCGCAATCCAGCGGTACCGCGCTGATTACGGTAGTAGACGAGATCCTTGCAATGCACTGCCATGATGCGACCAGGCTTCATGACACGGTAGAGTTCATGGCATAAAAAGCCGTATTGCTCAAGGAATTCCTCATCGTTCGCACAGTTGCCCATGTCTGCAACGGAATCGTTGTAGATGTATAGTCCGGAGAATGGCGGAGAATAAATCGCCATATCAATGCTGTTTGGTGGTAGCTGGCCGACAACAGAGACGCAGTCTCCGTGATACATACTCCATTCTTCGCCATGAGCATCGTTCAAGCAGCGGATCGTAGCCATTGAGGCAATTTCCCCATGTGGTTGGGTTCATATTCGCGCAACACGGCGGAATCTAAGCCTCTGCTGCGTAACATAGCCGCGCGCATCGCGGCCTTCATTCTAATATGATCATCGCTCTTACGATTAATCACGCGGCCGATTTGATCCTCTCCATCTGCTACCGCAATATGAACATCGACGGGGCGAGACTGGCCGAAGCGCCAGCAGCGTCGCACGGCCTGATACCAAGATTCGTAGCTGAATGATCGGCCAATAAATACCATCCGCGCGGCATGCTGCCAGTTCAGCCCAAATCCGCAAATCGAGGGTTTGGTAATTAGAGCGCTTATCTGGCCAGAAGCGAACGCGGATAGTGTTTCCTCCTTCCGCTCGATAGAGTGTGAACCACGAACTTCGCCGACGGATGGTAGCAACGCCCGCAGTGCATCGGCCTCATAATCTGTATCACACCAGATTACCCAAGACTCATCTGGTTCGGCGTTCACTAACTGCGCAACAAGGTCTGCGCGCGCCTCTGTAGTTTGACGTTTGAGTTTATGTATTCCGGTGGCGCTAATATCATAGGAAAACAATGTACCTTCGAGCGCTTTCACATCGGCGTCAACGCTATGCCGATGAATGCGCAAGCCCGGCAGCACGAAGCGAGTGCCGTCGAATCCGAGATCTTCTGGGGATTGTGCTAAGCGCGACCAACTCGCCATCCAATCCCAAAAGTCATTCTCCCCGTGACGTTTCAGTCGATATTTGCCCATCGCAGTCTGATCGGCGATGAACCAGCGCATCAGCATTTCGTTCGACGGCATGACACCCAAAAATTCGGCCTGTTGGCCAAGTTCCATATGATCATTAGGCGCAGGGGTAGCCGTCGCTGCCATCCGCCAGCGCAAGCCAGCGAATCCATCGATTAGAGCGCGGGTAGTCTTTCCGGTGAAGCTCTTGAGGATTGATGCCTCATCTAGCACAATAGCATCGAACCCTGCAGGATCGATTGCGCCAGACAGAATGCGATCATAATTGCAAATGTTGATTCCACTAGATGCCTCGCGCTGATCGCGGATAACGTGCACATCATCTACACCGAGCTTGTCGGCCTCCCGCTTTGCCTGTTGTGACACTGCCAACGGGGTCAACATTAATACCCGCTTGACATCGCCATAGCGCAGAATGGCCTGGCCGAAAGCAAGTTCAATCGCGGTCTTGCCAAGGCCGGTATCGAGATAGATTCCGCTGGAACCAACGCGTAGAGAGAATTCAGTGCAATGCGTCTGATAATCGAACAGTGACGGCAGTAACTTGCCGGGGTCGATCTTGATACCGCGCTCTTGTGCCCTGGGTAGTTTACGAGCTAACAATTCAGAATAGTTCATCGTCAGATTTTAGTAAGTGCCGCAGATCCGCTGCGGCGCCGGTGAAACGGAGTTCTTAGATATGCCATGCCCTGCCCAGCCGCGCCGTGCCCCGCCAGGCCGAGCCATGCCCCGCCTCGCCCTGCATGCCCTGCCAAGAAAAGCTAAATCGTACTTTCCGCGCTATTTGGCATAACGATTTTGCGCAGAATGCTCTCAACGGCATCCTGTCGGCGCTCTAGGGCCTTCATCTGACTCCATATGGCTGAGGCTATCAATAGCTGGCCTTCATGCGCCTTACGCTCTTCTGGGCCTAGTTCGTCCCATTTGACTTGCTGAAGTGTTATTAGGCCTTTCTGGAATTGCCGATCAGACCTTTCTTTGCGACTTGTCGCCAGCATGCGGTGATCTTTGGCCTCGGCAATGCGATAACCCTTGCCGCGTACGGAATGTAGCGCTCTAGATTGTTCGCGCAATAGGCGACTGTACATTCCGGCTACCACTCTCCGAACGTCTTCCACGGTATGACGACGATTGGCATCTACATCTAGTGCCTGGCGCAATACAGTGAATTCAAATATATGACCCGGCTCATGATGTTTGACCAATTCGGCGACAACTTGAGCATTGCTCTTCCCACTGGTGCGCGATGTGACAAATTGCATCGTATCCTCACTTGGAAATAATGGTTCCGACAAATCGGCCATAACCATTAATGCGGTTATCACCGATTCCCTCAACAATTCCAGCCAATTCGACGAGTCGCTCTAACTCATCGTAGTTC